GTGATCGGTCTTCTATTACGCTTATCCCTTCGGCCAAGGATAAAGAGAAGGAAGCAACCGAGAAGCTGATCGGATTAAAGAACAAAAGAGTGTTCTTGCTAGTGGACGAGGCCACGGACGTATCGCCTGCCATCTTCGAGGCCGTTCATAACCTCGACTCCAACCCTTATTTCCAATGTATCGCTCTTGGGAACTTCGCCTCTGCATACGACCCCTTTGGCCAGTTCATAACGCCCGTCAATACCTGGAATAGTGTCAACGCTGAGATGGACGAGTGGGACACTACCCGAGGCAAATGCATCCATCTCGACGGTGAGCGAACACCCAATATCGACTCAGACGACGAGTGGCCATTCCTACTCACAACCAAGCAACTTCGTGAGGCTCGGGAGTATCAAGGAGAGAACTCCTTGTCCTATTGGCGATTCATTCGGTCTTTCCCTTCACCCATTGGTGCAGAACAAAACATTTATTCAGAAGCCGATATTCGAAGGTACGAAGGGGAGAGCACTCCTATTTGGGATGGGCCTCCAACCAAAGTCGCTGGTTTTGATCCAGCCTTCACAAACGGCGGAGATCGAAGCGTCCTTTATATTGGATCTTATGGTAAGACAAATGCAGGGGTGCCCGCTGTAGCCTTTGGTAAACCCCACCTTCTCAGGGAAGACTCGACCAAAGCCAATGAGCCTAGGAACTTTCAGATTGCCCGCCAAGTGCGTGAAATATGCGAGAAGGAGGGGGTTAAGCCTGAACACCTAGCGATCGACGCTACAGGCGCTGGAGACCCGTTTTGTGACATCCTAAGCGAAATGTGGTCACCCAGAGTCTTTCGGGTCAAGTTTGGTGAGAAACCCACAACAATGCCCACCAGCGGGGTTTCGCCAGTTAAGGCCAATGAGAAGTTTACAAACCGAGTTACTGAACTTTGGTATGTAGGGGTGGAGTTTCTTAGGTCGGGTCAGTTGAAGGGGATCACGCCAGATTTAGCTAGGGAGTTGACGGCTAGAAAATATAGCACCGTGTCTGGTGGAAAGTTGGTGGTAGAACCTAAAAAGGATATGAAAGCTAGAATGGGTAAATCTCCTGACTTGGCAGACGCAGCATTTCTTCTGCTGGACATCTGCCGTCAGAGATTAAATGCCTACGCTGGTGGGAAGCTTGTTATGAATCGAGGAGAAGGCTGGCTTAAAACCGCAAAGAAGTTGGATGTAAGTTCATATCAAGATCGCCAACTGCTTAATTCCTAATCATATCTTGACGAATTTTCGTCAATGTTAGACTAGCGGTACACGTGTCTATCGAACTCGAGAACATTTCCGAGTCCGGGAAAGCTCCCAGGACTAGAATTAAGGACGCCAAGAGCGCGCATGCGATCTATACGACGATTCGCTTGGCCGACGACTCTTCGGCTATTGACCGCCAAAAGATCCAAGCAATGTTGGACGGCGAACCTCCTTACTCTCCACAACAACTCAAATCTTTAGGGCAAGGGTATCGGGCAAACCTAAACTTTGGTGAGGCCGCGGCAGCGCTTGAAACTGCTTTGTCTGCTTACTCCGATTTGGTCAACTCCGTTGATCGCCTCGTAACTGTCAAAACCTCAGAAGGCGAACCCTCGCAACGCATCGAGTGGGAGAGCATTATCTCTGAAGAGTTTCACCGAACAATTACGGATTGGGATGAATTTTTCTACAAGCAACAAATGCTGGCTCACCAGTTTGTTTCCCAGGGTGTGGGCGTTACCTACTTTGAAGATAATCGGAATTGGAAGTGGAGCGTGTGCGGGCTGAAAGACTTTAAAGTTCCACGTGGCACTCCCGCTTGCGACACCAAGGTGGAGATTGCCACCATCGAACGTCACTACCTTGTTGGAGAGCTTTATCAGTTTATTGAAAACCCTAAGATTGCCGCTGAACTTGGTTGGAACGTTGAGGAGACAAGAAAAGCGATTATGTTGTCCACCGAAAGCGGTCGGGCTACGGGTCGGGATTGGGAAACGCTTCAGGAAGAGTTAAAGAACAACGACCTTATCTATTCTCTTGCTCGCTCCAAGGTTGTCCGTTGCGTCCATTACTTCGTTAAGGAGTTTGATGGCACGATTTCTCACTATATTGGGACAAGGGCAGGGGACACACAGGACTTCCTATTTAAGAAGCCCAGCCGCTTCAAACACGCCAATGAAGCTTTCGTATTGTTCTCGTATGGTGTAGGCACAAACGGGCTACTTCATAGCGTTCGTGGTCTTGGGTACAAACTCTTCCCATTTGTTCAGCTCTCCAATCGGATGCGTAACGCAATCGTTGACGGGGCAATGTTGTCTTCTGCTTTGATGATTCAACCCGCTACTGGTGAGGATGCCAGCAACCTTTCCTTGATGTACAATGGGCCTCTCTCAATTCTTCCTCCGGGCATCAACGTCATAGATAAAACTATGCCGAATCTGGCTGGTAATGTTCTCCCAATTGTTCGGGATCTTGAGGTGGTACGGCAGAACAATACTGGTACCTACAACCCGAAACAGGTCATGCCAGATGGTGATGCCCGTACTGCTACTGAGGTTCAGGCTCAACTCGCACAGCAATCCCTTCTGTCTGCTCAGTCGATGAATCTTTATTATATTCCTTTCCAGAAGCTCCTAGCCGAGCAATTCCGACGCTTGGCCACAGTTAAGTATCGTTCTGACGAGCCAGGTGGAGAAGAAGCTATTGCGTTCCGCAAAAGAATTGAAGCACGTGGAGTGCCTTGGAAAGCAGTTGAGAAGGTATATCGAGTGCAGGCTATCCGAGCAATTGGTGCTGGAAGCCCAGGAGCACGTTTGTTGGCCTTCAATGAATTCATGGCAATTATGCCACGCTTTGATGAGGTAGGTCAGCGGAACCTTATTCGTGACCGGGTGGCTGCAAGAGTGGGCTACGATCAGGTTGACCGTTATCTACCAAAGGGTGAGATCGAGCGTGTTCCTATCGATGCGAAGATTGCAGAGCTCGAGAACGACGCTATGCAAGGTGGCCGTGGAATGAGCGTAACTCCTGGTGAGAACCACGCTGTTCACGCCAAGGTACACTTGGAAGACGCAAATCGCTTCTTGCAAGCTCTCCAGCAAAATCAAGTAGACCCCAAAGTGGCGATGTCTTATCTGCAACTTCAATATCCTCACAGCACCGCACACGTTGAGCAATTGGCTTCCGACCCTTCGAGGCGAGAAGAAATTGGAATGGCAAAACAGATTCTTAATCAGATGCGAGAAGCTGTTGAGAACATCGGGAAACAACTTGCCGCCCAAGCCAAGAGAGAAGCTCAAGCAAGAGCAGCTTCGGAACAGCAGGGAGGTCAAGTCGACCCCAAGACTCAGCTAGCCATCCAAAGGGCGCAGGTAGATTCGCAAATTAAGATTCAACAATCCCAGCTCGACCAGAAGTTAAAGATGGCCGACGTCCAGCAGAAGATGGCTATTCGCGACGCCGAAGCCGCTCAGAAGATCCGACAAAATAGTCTTGCTTAAAACGTATTGACGCTCTAGCGTCAAGACACAATGAAAATACACGACTGGGCAAAACGAGAAGATCTTCAACTAGAATGGAAATCGCTTTGGGACACCAACCAAACACTTAAACTAGGTTTGGATGTTTTGAGGGATGTTGCTTTGCCAGCCGAGGGAAGAGTTCCCCAAGGCGTGGATGCTATTCAGTACAATGCGTTGATGAACGCACGTAGAGAAGGTTATTACGATGCACTTCGTAACATTGAAGCTTTAAAAGAAATAGTGAGGCAGAAACAAGAAACCCCAGAACCCTGGGAAAACGTTAAGAAAGAGGACTAAAACAAATGCCTACTGAAACTCCTGTAGCCCCAACCGAAGTAAAAGCCGTCGAAGCTCCTGCTCCGATGATGAGTCTTTCCGAGGCTCTCGATGCAGCTTTGGTGGAAGCAAAACCAGTTGAGGCAACCGCAGAACAGCCAGCTAAAGTTTCAGCTCCAGAAGAGAAAGCACCCGAGCCAGCTGTTAAGGCACCCGAAGCAAAACCAGAAGTTGCGAGCAAGACACCCGCTTCCGTTCTCGATCAACTTGGAAAGATTGGGATTGAAGAAAAAACAGCTGAAGAACCAGTTCAGAAGACACAGGAAGAGAATACTATCGAGGAAGCGTTGCCAGACGTTAAGTCCCCAGCAGCCCAAACAGCTTTTGCAAAGTTAACGAAGGAGCTTCGTGAGGCGAAAGCTAAGCTTAAGGATTTTGAGGCTAAAGTAGCTACTCGTACCGAAGCCGTAGAAGACAAAGGTGGGGATGTCAAAACTGACTCCCAACTTGCCGAATACCAAGCCAAGCTTGAGCAATTCCAGAAGGAAAGGGATGAGCTCGAGGGAGAGCTTCGTCTTACAAAGGTTGAGGCTACTCGTGAGTACAAGACGGCTGTCGGTGACCCCATCAAACAGACAGTTCAGACGATTACCGATATTGCAAAGGTTTACGAGCTTCGGCCTAACTCAATCTTAGACGCCGCCCAAGAACCAGACGGAGCTAAACGCAGAACCATCTTAAAGGAACTTACCAGCGATATGGATCCAGTAGACGCCCTGGCCGTCCGTACGAAGGTGGACGATCTGGCTTTACTCAATGCAAAGCGGGAAGAGATGATTCGTGAAAGTAAAACTGCTCTAGAAGCCATCTCCAGACGAGAAGAAGAGGCTGAAAAAGCCAATCGAGCTAAGTACGACGTTGAAGCGAAAAAGGCTTTTGGTGAAGTTTGGAATAACTTCCAAGAGGAGATGCCTCTTCTTAAGAAGGTAGAGGGTAATGATCAGTGGAACAAAACTATTGAGGATATCCGTAGCCAAGCCGAAAGACTTGATTCTGAGCCTCTAGATCACAAGCAACGTGCCGCCTTAACCTATCAGGCCGTGACTTTACCTTTGGTTGTTCAGGTGTTTAAGGATTATGTATCCAAGACAAACCAAGAGCTTGCGAGCTTGAAGAGCAACCTGTCTGAATACCGAAAAGCCACTCCTGGCGTTGGGTCTGGCTCAGCTCCCGAAAAGAGTGAGAAGATTGACCCAAACATTGGGTTCTTGGACGCCTTGGAAAAAGGCTTTTAAGAAAATTTAAGTTTTTCTTAAAAGTGGTATTGACAGATTCTAAACTGTCTTACGATTTACATTAGCTGTTAGGAATTGGCATGGTCGTATCCGCGGGCCGACACCGCGTTAGCTGATGACGAATAGCGTTCGGGCAATAAAAGCTCCGGGATGCCGCCGGGGGAACCAAACATAGGAACTGCCATTACCTTTGGCAATGGACTTACAGTTTCTTCATTCACTTTTTGAAAGGATACTTAATACAATGGCTACTACATTTAGCGTTGAGCAGCTCTTGATTAAAGAATCTGGTCGTATTGGACCTGATATCTACCGCAAGACTGTCGACACCTCCCCTTGGCTCAAGCTCGTAAATCAGGACGTGTGGCCTGACGAGATGGGCGATTCGGTCAGCGTACTCGTTTACGAGCGTTCGCTGCCTTATAACTATGACGGCGATGGCAAACTTACTGGTACCAAAACGACTTGGAACTCTCTTACTGGAAACGCTGCGAACGGTGTTCTCGGCGCTGCTGGTGAAGGCGGTCCTAATTCTAATGCTGGCGCTAGCAACACGATTGAATTCGGTCAGAGGCTTCGGTCTTACGGCTTGAAAGCTTCTTCCCTGAATTCGCCCGATATGTCGTTGAACGATCTGCGCTTCCCCCTCAAGCGGAAAGAGCAGCTCTCCAACATTATGGCGATTCTGTCGGAAGCTACTGGCGAAGCTTGGAAAGAACGTTACTACGATGAGTACGTTCGCTTGGCTGAAAACAAATTCGTTGCCACAACGAATGCAAGCGGAGCAGTTGGCCTTACTTCGGCTAATGGTTCTGATGTTGAGTTGTTCGGTACTGTTACTTCTGGCAACATTGTTGAACTTGCCCAGACTCATCTTGATAAGATGTATCTGCGCATGGTTCGTGACGGTGGTGGAGCTAACGCTTACGGACGCCAGAACGGCGCTCCCGTGTTCTTGCTGGTTACCAGCTATGAAGTGAGCGACTCTCTCATCAAAGCCAATGGAACATCTGGGCAGACGGCTACCCGTGATGACTTCCGTTGGAGCGATCGGGCTAACGAATTGCTTGGACCTTTGGGCGTGCAACGCACGTACAAGGGATTCCATCACTTGGTTGATCCGTTCCCCCGTCGGTTCACCTACGCTAGCAACACTTGGACTCGCGTGTTCCCCTTTAAAAAGGCGGCAACTACTGCGAACACTCGTACTGGCGTCAAGTATGACATTAACCCTGACTACGAAACTGCGGACTTTGAAGAGTCGATCATCTTCCACCCGGATGTGTTCACCTCTCTCGTTCCGAAGCCCATCAGCGCTACTGGCGATATGGACTTCTCGGCGCAGACCTATCGTGGTGAGTTCACTTGGCGGAATATCCCGGATCGTCAGTACAATCCGGACGGCGGGATCGGGTTTTTCCGGGCGGTTTTCGCCTCTGGAAGCAAGCCGATCTTCCCTAACTTGGGATACGTGATCCGTCACAAACGGATCAACCCCGTAGTCTAAAGACTGGTTGATTGAATAGCCTCCTCAGGGTTCTACCCCCTGGGGAGGTTTATTCTTTTCCCACCAGGTATTCTAGGGTGAATCACATCCGTGGCTGGATTGGTCTTACGGGCGGCATAATCGAGCAAGCAATTGCCGACCTCGATCTTGCAATTACACCTTGCAAGGCCAAGAGAAAGCCAGATTGGGCATTCACACCAGAACACTTTCGGGAGTTCTTTACGTTAGCCGAGGACTTGTATCGAGTTTGTGGCTTTCGTTTGAACCCAGAAGCGGTGCGGGATCGACTGAATAAAAAACTCGAAAAACTGGATCAGCTCAATGTCCCGCAAAGACGTAAACGAAATCAGCGTAAAGCTAGCTGGAATCGACGCTAAGCTCGACTCGATAGTTGACCTCATTCGTCGTCACGACGAAATGCTTGCTGGTCACGCAGATCGTTTGCACCACGCCGAGAAGCATATCAATCTTGCTGTTGGGTGGGCAGGGGCGATTGGCCTTATATTTTCTTTTGTCGGAACGTGGGTAGCTGAAAAACTCGGAGTAAAATAACTTCTGTTGCGTCTAGACAAAAGTATGTCAAAATCAGCTATGGGCGCCGTAACGATCCTGGCTTGTCTCATTCTTTCTGGTTGCACCACAGTTTCTAGCAAAGGTTACCCAAATTTCTCAACTGCCGAGGCTAGGCTTGATGCAGCTTCAGCCGTAGCCAATCCCGAAGCAAAACAGCATATAGAGGCCGCTAGAACGCAATTAAAGGCCGCTAAAGAGGCTTGCTTTGCCAATACTGAAGCTCTCGAGCAGGCGATTAAGGAAAAGAACGAAGCCGTTAAAGACGCAGTTGTTTGGAAGGAGAAACAGAGGAAAGCTTTAAAAGAACTTTGGATCTATCGAGGGGCAATTATTGCTTTGGTTCTGTGGGTATTCCGAGGATTCCTTTTTAGCGGAGCTATGTTTGTGGCTCGTAAGTTTGTGGGGATACCCTGGTGATCCATTGGTTTCGGAGCAACTTGCAGGGGCTAGTGGCTCTAAGCGTCGCTATCATCATCTTCTTTTTCTTAGGGCCAATTCTTCAAGGCTTTGACACAACCGCAGGGGTTGTTGATCTTGGGTCACTTCACGTCCTTGCTTTTGGGGCAGTACGATTTCTTTTCTGTACCTTTCTGAGTTGGTCTGTTCTCCAGATGGATTGGAAAATACTTGATCGTTACATTGACAAGGGTGCTTTGAAAGACGACTGGAAGGAAGCTTGCCCACGCACTCGATTGCTCACGCTTTGCGTCATCTACGGAGTCCTCCTTCTAGCCGCAATTATTTCATGCAAGTAGTCTATGTTGCGCTTTTTCTTGCGTTTCTTTCCGACTCTTTGGCTAGCCCAGGAGTTGAGGCGTCGCGGGTTCTCGTCGTTGAACAAGCCCGCAAAAGTATCGGTATTCGGGAACTGTCGGGACACAACGATGGGCCCTTGGTGGACGAGATCCTCGCATCCGTAAATCTTGAAGGCACAAAAGCGCCGTGGTGCGCCGCATTCATCGTGTGGGTTGGCGACAAGGCCTTTGGGTCAACGCTATTTAATCCCTACCCTAGGTCGGCTTGGAGCCCGACATTTCTTACGAAACCAACCTGGGATCGACAAAGGAAGGGAACCCCACTTAAACCCGCCGACGTCTTTGGTATCTGGTTCAATTCGATGGGTCGGGTGGCGCACGTTGGCCTTGTGGAAAAGAGCGAGGGGGATTGGCTAGTGACTATTGAGGGGAATACCAATGGCGGAGGTAGTCGTGACGGGGATGGTGTTTACAGGCGAAGACGGCTGGCAGCAAATGTGCTTGGCAGGGGGTGGCTGTGAGTCTTCGAATTGGAGCTATTGGGGTTCAGAAGGTTGCAGCAAAGCTTCTTGAACAGGGCTTTCTTGTCAGCACCCCCATAATCGATGATGGCTACGACCTAATAACTGATTGGAAGGGAAAACTGTGCCGGGTTCAAGTTAAAAGCACAATGGGTGCCTCGGATTCAAAGGCTCGCAATAAGTTAAAGTTTTTGGCCGTTCGTGGCGCAGGGTACGGATATGGTGCCTACCTAAAGATAAATAAAGAGAAAATAAGATATAAAGCAAACGTATGCGATGCGTTTGTGTTTTACCATATCCCGCAGGACGCAGTCTTTGCCGTCCCAAGCCCAAAGCTCCCAAAAACTAAATCTATTTATTTTTCTCCTAATTCTAATTGGAGAGACAATTGGGACGTCTTGCGGAATTCAAAGAAGGTATAAACTTCCTGTATGGCCTCCCCTTCAGATTTAATTGTTTACGATGGTCAATACGATTGGAGAAGGGGAATGGACTCTTCCCTAGCTCCGCAAGTCAGCGATCTGACCTCTGTTCGTCTTGGAATCAACGTAACGTTTCGAGGTGGCCGCGCTAAGACACGACCAGGATTCCAGCAAATCTTTTTGACTGACGACCCAGATTATCCCGGAAGCCTTGCTCTGTATTCGACAGGACGCGACGCAAGCAACGTAAAGACTGGAAACTATTTTCAAGGCGCCTTCTTTTACGTAAACAAGACAGACCCAAATAAGTCATGCTTAATTGCTTGTTCTGGTGGGTACGTGTTTCGAATTCGCCCAGTTGAGGGGTATGTAGCGCGATTACCAGTCTCTGAGTATACGGTTGGCGGACAACCAGCCGACTTTCGGTGGGACGCCACACGAAAAGTGTACTTCTGCCAAGCTGAAAAGTTCTTGGTCATACAAAACGGAAATGATAAACCGCTCATATTTGACGGGGAAGTCCTGCATCAAGTTGGCGTAGGCTCAGCTCAGACAACTGGAAATATTGCATCCGTACCAGTTGGTACCTTTATGGCGTACGGGCAGGGTCGGTTGTACGTTGTTAACTCAACTAAAGATAGCTTTTCGGCTGGGGACTTGGTTTTCGGAGGATCCACAAACCAAATCACAATTAATACTTCTGCCCCAACTCCTTCGGTCACCACCACCACAATCACGACATCTTCCTCCCACGGCTATGTTACTGGCGATGTTATAACAATCTCAGGGCATAGCTCGACGCCAGACATTAACGGAACGTGGAAAGTTACTCGAGTCAGCGATACAACTTTTACCATACCGACAAGCTTAACGACCTCTGGGTCTGGTGGTTTTGCAACAAAAGCGAATAGCGGGCAAGAGTCCGACCTTTTACGATTTACCGAAACAACCTACTTGAACGAAGGAGGTAGCTTCCAGATCCCCTCGCAGATGGGTTCTATCCGTGGACTTACTTTCCAACCTATTTCCGACACCTCAACTGGGCAGGGAGATCTTTTAGTCTTTGGCGAGAAGGGAGCCTCCTCATTTGCCGTCGCCAACCCTAGGGATAGTTGGAAAAATCTTTCTGGGTTCCAACGAGTAACCCTAGACAACATTGGGTTGGTTTCCGACCGAAGCTTAGTAACTATCAATAACGACCTATTCTTTAGAAGCTTGGACGGCATCAGAACCTATCGCCACGCTCGTTCTCAAATGGACGGATACAATATGACTCCAATTTCTTCAGAAATGGACTCTGTTATGGATTACGATACCGAAGGTCTTCTTGGGGACACATCTGCTGTTTACTTTGATAACAGATTGCTCTTTACAGTTAGCCCAAGAGAGAACTACGCAAATATTAATGACGAACCGATTAAGTTACGGCCTATTTCGTTCCAAGGGATTGGGGTTCTCGACTTCAACTCAATGGGTAAAGCCGGAGAAAAATCTGCATCTGTATTTGATGGCGTCTGGACTGGCGTAGACGTACTTCAAATGGTTACTGGTGTCACACGAAGGCTACCTAGGTGCTTTATCTTTTCGTACGACACCGAATCGAACAGCAATCTACTTTGGGAAAACTATCCTTGGGCATTGTTTGACTTTCCGCTTGGTGCTTCAAGCCGGAGGATTAAATGCGCAATCGAAACAAGATCTTTCAACTTTGAGTCTCCTTTCAACATAAAGAAACTTGAGCGTGGCGATCTTTGGATCGCCGAGCTATCTGGCGATACTCTTGTAAACGCCTATTGGCGACCAGACGAAAATCCTTGCTGGTTTGAGTGGCATACTTTTAATACGTGCGCTGAAGTCGAGACTTGCGTCACAGGCATTGCGACAACGATGGCCACATCTGGAATATCTGTTGTCAAAGCTAGCGGCACAACAAGGGAAATCGCAACGACTTGGACTATTAAATTTACTGACCCCTCGACTCAATTTTATTTGAGGCTTGGGAATACTAGAACAACTTTTAAGGAGTTTAACACCACTCTTCAAACTTGGTCTACTACGACAGCTAGCACTCTACAGCAGGCTTTGAACGCTGCTCTACTCACAGCCAACCCAGACGAAACTCCAATTACGTGTGCTGTCACCAGAAACAATGATGATTTTACGATTGTCTTTTCGACTTCCGTTGAAGCTCCTATTGCGCTTCCAGCACCATCAACTTGCGGAGTCTATCTTCCAGCAAACGTGCGTGATCAATATAGATCTCAAATACGTCTCCCAAGCCCATCCAACGAATGTGTTACTTCGACAAATGCTTTGGCTCGGGTGGGACATACCTTCCAGTTTCGTTTTGAGTGGGAAGGGCAATTTGCAATTTCAAAAGTTATGTTCACAGCTTCCAAGCTTATCGAACCTGTAGGAGGAGGATGCCCATGAGCGATCCATGCCAAGTATTAGAGTGCGGATGTGAGCAGGGGGTATTTTCAAATATTGTCGCTGGGTCTGTTGAGGTACGAGACTATCTTGCAGATCAGACTGGGTCTGAGCTTGTCGTCGAAAACCCGCCACAATCTGGGTTCCAGACAATCGACGGCGAGTTCTTGGAGTTAAACTAATGGCCACAAGAATTAGCCACCTTACCGAAGATACGGCTCCAGCCACTAACTCTTTGCTTTCAGTTGTTGTAAACGGAATCACTCGCAAGACCACTCTTGAAAATGTTCTTGGTCTTGTAACTGGTGGTACAGTTACTTCTATAACTGGTGGCACTAATGTATCAGTCAGTTCAGTTGGCAATCCTACGCAAGATCTTACCATAAACTTTAATCTGCCAGGAATGGTTGTTCCCTACGCTGGCCTTGACAGCAAAGTCCCAGCTGGATGGCTTTTCTGCAACGGGCAAGCTGTTCTACGGTCTGGAATTTCGGGTTATCCCGAATTGTTTGCGGTTATCGGCACAACATATGGAAATGGTGATGGCACAATGACATTCAACGTTCCAGACCTTCGGGGGAGGATTCCTTTTGGCAAAGCTGAGAACTCTAGCAGTGGGAGCCCTTTTAATGGAGCCACATTTGCAAGTGGAAACTTTTATTCGCTGGCTTCTACTGGTGGCCAAGAAAATCATCTTCTCTTAGCTAGTCAGACTTCAGTTAAAGATCACACTCACACCGCTTCTGGTAATATGACTGTTTACGGGAATTACTGGGATACTGCAAACTGGGACGAAAGGAATTGTAACCCAGATAGTTATAGTGACTACGGGATACTTGGTGAAGTTGCACCTGGGGCGCGCGCGTCAGCTTCCTCTACAGGTAATACTTCCGCCCTAAGTTCAGTTGATGCGGCTTTACCCCACAACAATATGCCACCAGTTATGGTGTTATCGTACCTTATAAAAACCTAATCTATGCCAATATTTAAAACTACAGATCTAACCCTAACTAACTCTCCGACTGTAGATACGATGATACCTTGTGTTCAAAACGGGGTAACCAAGCAAATCTCTATTCTGCAAATAAAAGAGTATCTTAACGACGGAACCCTCAAACAGCTTTATTCGGGTGATGGGTATGAGTGTGCTCCCAATCCAATAACGGGTACTGGTTCTGTCTCTTTTACATCACCCGGGTTAATGAGCCTTTATGCTGGGGCAACCGCTCCAAGTGGATGGCTTTTGTGTAATGGTGCCTCTCTAGTTGTTGCGGATTATCAAAACCTATGGAATCAAATCCGCTACACCTACGGAGGATCTGACTTGAACTTTAACCTTCCAAACTTATCTGGTAGGGCTGTTTTTGGTTTGGACGATATGGGATCTACGACCGCTGGACAAATCACAACTGGAAGCCCAACAATTGTTGGGTCGTCTGCTGGGAGCATAGCTCACACGCTCACGGCAGATCAAAGCCCATTGGTTGATCATACTCACGCAGCTTCTGGTAGTTTTGCAGTTAGCGTAGATCCCGACAGAACTGGAAATAACACAGGTTGGGCTACTGGATACCCACGTAAAAGCTTTAACACATCAGGTGGGGAGGTAGGGGTTTCACTTGCTCTTTCAATTAATACTTCGTCTTCCCCAAGCGGAGTTCCAGCAACCCAATCACACCCCAATCTTCCACCCTTTATGTTGTTAAATTGGATTATCAAAATATGAAACTTACCTATTTGCCTGAAGTCGTTAGCCCTACTGATTCAACTATTTTCCCAATAGTAACCAATGGCGTGTCTAAAAAAGTACAACTAAACACACTCAATATGTTTTCTGTAGCGGGTGGGACTATTGGCAGCGTTTCCGCTGGGCAAAATGTAAAACTTGACCCAAATCCAGCGACTACGTCAGCAACAATAGCCTTCTCTTTTCCAGGGGCTATTTTCCCACTTCCAAACGATACTGTTGCTACTGGCATCCCAACTGGGTGGCTTTTGTGCAACGGACAGGCAGTTAGTCGGAGAACATATTCTACTTTGTTTGATGTAGTTGGTATTTCGTATGGTTCAGGAGACAACAGAACAACTTTCAATCTACCAGATCTTAGGGGCAGAACGATAGCTGGCCGAGAGACGATGGGGGGAGTTAGTACATCTGGGCGTCTGACTAATTCACGTCCTGGGAATGTCGATGGGGCTCTACTTGGAGCCGTCGGTGGGTCTGAAACCCATACTCTCTCTAGTCAAGAAGCTGGCCTAAACCCCCATAACCACAGCCATAGCTTAAGCGTTTCGTGGGGTGGCGACAACGAGCGAGGCAACCGATGCAACGGGCAAGACGGAGGCACTACTGGACGATTTCAGGGTGCTACTTACACAATTGGTTGGACGTACTCTTTCACGAATAATGCAACCTCGATTCCCTCAGCAACGTCCCACCCAAACCTTCCCCCTCTTGTGTTTTTAAATTGGGCTATAAAATACTGATATGGCCTTAATCTCTGGTTCACTACCTCCTCAGACTTGTTACGGAACGCCTCAGCAATTGCTTGATTTGTTTGCCCAGTATTTGTCTGCGCCTACTCAAAATGTAATTCTTGAGGGAACTTTAACAACCCCAGCTTCTCCTAATCCCTTTGGAGCTGGCACAGCCCCAACATCCAAGGTAACCACCCTTAGCATCGCTGGAGCCAGCGTAGGTGACGCCGTGCTTGTTGGCCTTCCTTCTTCACCCACGGCTGGAGTTGTTTTTGACGGCTACGTGTCTGCTCCAAACACAGTTACAGTGCGTTGCAACTATTACACAACTACCACTGTACCCTCTCAATCCTTTAAAATAAAAGTGTTCAAGGCCTCCTAAGCATGGCTCTTACTTTAACTGAAGCTAGAACCGCTTTGTCGCCATTCGTCGACAACGGGGTTTGCTCTACTGATTCTCGAGTCATAGCAAGGATTAACGAAGCTCAAAGAAGGCTTCATAGCGCTAGAGCTTGGTTGGGGGTTCTTGCTCGCTATTCCGTCCCAGTCGTTAACGGACAATTCACCCTACCAGGCTATACTGGAAGTATTGAAACGACTGCTGGTTTTGGCTTAGAAAGCGCTATTCGTGTTGCTAGTACTACTGCTTCTGAAGGTTTCTTGACAAACTCTGTTCAAGCCTTCCTTACTGATACAGGAGACGTTCTTCCGCTAAACTTTGTCCCGACCTCGTCTGATTTTAGGACTTACGCTATCGAGGGCGCAGCCCCCGCGCGTGTCGAAGTAACTGGGAAACTTAACTATATCGGAGCTGCGGCTGGCACCGACCTCTTGGTAATTGACGATGTAGATGCGATCAAACTTATGATCCTTGCGTTGTACCGGGAGGAGAACAACCAGCTCGAACTAGCTCAAGCCTTAGAGAACAAAGCCATCGAAAGGTTGACCACAAAAACTGACCGTGCCTTAGAGGCCGCTAGGCGCCTCAATTACCAGACAAGAAAGGCAAGCACTATACCTAATAGCCTTGGAGACTTTAGGGCGAAACTTGCTTTAGACATTGTCGATGGCTTGCGTGTGTCTGACTCTGAGTTGGTTGATTTAATCAACAACGCTGAAGAAGCCTTGTTCGCCCGCGGCTGCTGGTACGGAACAATTGAAAGCTATCGAATTAATGTGACCAACACAAATGAGATTCTCCTTCCAAACGCAATTGGGACAATTCTTGGGGTAACAATGGGCAATTCGCCTGTTTCTATTTTTGAGCGTCGGTATGACTACCACGAGAATGGTCTTGGCTACCAAGAGAAAGACAGCTCTGGTAACGATATGCTTGTGGATCGCGGCGAGGTCTACGTTAATTACGAGTGGAAACGCCGATATTTTATCCGGGATTCAAGTGCTACGGAATGTATTAACGTTCTCGCTAAGAAACGTTGGAAACCCAAATCTCGTGACGCAGATAAAATGGATCTTCGAAACTACCCAGCCGTGAAAACTATGGTTATGGCTCTTCGAGAAAAAGAACCAGAAAAAGCAATGTTCTATGAAAACAAAGCAATCGCTCTACTCCAAAAAGAACTTTCTGAAATGCGTGGCGGAGCGAAGAACCAGCTCCAAGTCCAAATGAAAAACTTTGCTTTAGGCGAAATTACGGCACTTATCTAATGGCTTACCAAATTACACCCGTTTGCGATGAGATTACCCCAACGCTAGTGACGTTGTGTGAAGATGTTGCCTCGACCGCAGTATCCTTGTGTGCGTCGCTTAACTCTTGGCAAAGCTACACGCTTGCCCCAGGTGAGAGTTGGCAGAACGTATACCTTTTGTGGAACTTTGCCGAATGAGTACACTCTTTGACCGTACAATTGCCCAGAGCTACACAGAGCTCTTAAAGACTGCCTCAACCTCCGGCGTTACCTCGGATTTAACTATTGTTGAGGACGGCGACGCAACGGCATCCGCTCTCCTTCTTTCTTCGAATGCTGTAAAATCCTCTGGAACGCTAGAGGTGGTTGGGCCTACAAACCTTCTTTCTGGTCTTTCTGTTTCTGGAGCCTCCAACCTTACTGGAAATGTCTCTATGGGCGGGGATCTGACAGTTACTGGGAATGCCGTTATCCAAGGGACGCTGACGGCTAATGGTGGGACTTTGACACTTGGCGACGAAGACACGGACAACGTTGTTTTCAACGCCGACATCAACTCTCACATTCTCCCAAACACGGACAACACTTATGACCTAGGCTCTGTCGCCAAGAGCTGGAGAAACCTTTACCTCGACGGAGACCTTTACCTCAACGGCACGGCTACGCTTAACAATCTCTCGATTGCTGTTTCTCAAACTATCTCGGCAACAACTCAGTCCACCGACAAAGATACGGGAGCTTTGGTGCTTGAGGGCGGGGTAGGGGTAGAGAAGAACGTTAATGTAGGTGGCAACCTTGCGGTTACTGGGACAACTGGTCTTACTGGCAATACTTCTGTTAGTGGAACGCTTGGTGTAACTGGAGCTACAAACCTTTCGTCTACCCTAGGAGTTACTGGAGCAACCACTCTTTCTTCTACTCTTGGCGTTTCCGACACAATCTCAGCCACACTAGCTTCTGGAACTGGGCTTGCGGTCACGGCTAACGCTACCATTGGTGGGAATTTGACGGTTACTGGCGACTTAACAATTAACGGGACAACTACGACTCTTAATACCGAAAATCTAGTTGTTGAAGACAAAAACGTAATTCTTGGTCAGATTACCACCCCAACGGATGTGACGGCTAACGGAGGTGGGATCACGCTTAAGGGTGCATCAGACAAGACCCTTAACTGGGCGAGTTCAAACGCAGCTTGGACATCTTCTGAGAACTTTGATGTAGCCACGGGTAAGACATACAAGGTCAACGGAACAGACGTTCTTTCGAACAATACTCTTGGATCTGGAGTTACCAGCTCCTCTTTGACCAGCGTTGGTACGATTGGAACAGGTATTTGGCAGGGCACAATTATCAATCCCACCTACGGTGGAACTGGGGTTAACAACGAAAGTAAAACCATAACCCTAGGCGGTAACCTAACCACGTCTGGAGCGTTTGCTACAACACTAGCCTCAACCGCCAATACGAACGTAACACTTCCGACAACTGGAACTTTAGCCACTCTAGCCAATGCCGAAACTCTAACTAACAAAACCCTAACATCCCCAACTATTTCTTCGATTGTCAATACTGGCACTCTTACTCTCCCTTCCGGCACAGACACATTGGTTGGTCGGGCAACGACCGACACCCTTACTAATAAGACTCTCACCTCTCCAGTCTTCGACGGCACGACTACAACTGTTTCGGGTAACCTCGTGGTTGGTGCCGCAGCGTACATCGTTGAAGTACGAGGCGGCGGTTCAACTGAAGGAGCGATTCAACTTAACTGTTCTGCCAACACACACGGACAAAAAGTCAAGGCTCAGCCCCACGCACAAGCTGCAAGCAATACTTTACTACTTCCAGGCGGCACAACCATTGGCAATAGTGATGCAGTCCTAGTTTCAGACACTGGAACACAGACTCTGACCAATAAGACTCTTACTACACCAATCATCTCTAGCATTAGTAACACAGGTACAATTACGTTACCTACGGGCACGGATACCTTGGTTGGGAGGGCGACAACTGACACCCTAACCAACAAAACGCTCACATCGCCCACCATAAACAACGGATCTTTGAATATGGGTTCTGGGACGCTTGTGCTCCCAAATGCTTCGACCCCGGCTCAAACTGCCTCTGGCTCTTTGGTTTGGAATAATGCCTCAAGCCTCCTGACTATCGGGGATGGTACAGCTCGTAAAACCCTAGTAGACACCGACTCTACTCAAACCTTGTCCAACAAGACTATTGTGGTCTCTCCGACGATCACCCTGGGGAACCACCTCTCTGGAAGTCTTACCCTGACAAACCTTGCTGGTGGAACCCTGTCGGCCACTCTCGCTGATAACGTTACCAACCAGAAGGTTGGGGTTTCTAGGAACGGAAGTGCCGCTATTGGGACACGTAAGCGTATCAACTTTAATGAAGGAACTAACGTTACCATAGTTGTCTCCGACGACCCAACCAATGATTGCGTCAACGTGTCGGTGACCTCTACTGGGGGTGGAAGTGGGGGTACTGGTGGGCCAACTACTGGCGGAGCCGACTTAAGGGAAGTCTGGCTTTATTCATGACAAATAGTTGTCAAAAAAAGAATATACCTTAAAGTTGAAAGGAACTGATCTATGGCGCTAACCCACGAAAAGCTTGCTCAAGGACAATTGCCCTCCGCAACTGGGATTCTTTATACTGTTCCGATTGGCAAAACTGCTTACTTGAAATCAATCTATCTGCATAATTCAGATACCCCAGACCAGACTATAAGGATTTACATCAATGGCTCTACGGGAGCGGAAAAGATCTTTGAGGGTATCGTGAACGGAAAAGATACCTTTGAGTGGGACGTGGCCTATACCGTGGTCCTTACAACTGGCCAAACCGTCCAAGCCGACGCAACCAACGCTTCTTCGGTTAACTACTTTGTATTTGGGGGTACCGAATAATGTCATTCTCTAGGGTCAGTACAGCACTTATCACAAACGTTACGGCAGACGGAAGCGTAACAAACGTCAAAGTAGCGCCAAATGCGGCCATTGCTTTCTCCAAGCTGGCTCCCTTGGCGAGTGCAACCCTACTAATCGGAAACGGGTCAAACGTTGCGACTTCCACGGCTCTGTCTGGCGACGCTACAATTACTAATGGTGGTGTCCTTACGATTGGTGCTGGCGCTGTAGATAACGCAAAAGTCTCGTCTTCAGCCGCAATTGCCTTCTCTAAACTAGCCGCGCTTACTACTGGTCAGATTCTTGCCGGGAATGCTGGTGTGCCTACGGCTACGACGATCAGTGGGGATGCCACGATTAATGCTACTGGCCTTTTAACAATTGCTACCGACGCTATCACCACAACCAAAATCCTTAACGGAAACGTGACCGCCGCAAAGGTTAACCTGGGTGAAGTAGCCGTCCTTGGGGCTCCTCAGCAGTACACTCGCACCCACAACTTCATAGCCACAACCCTCACCGCTTCCACATCGTCGGTCACTTGGAATTTGGAAGTAAACCAAATTCTTATTCTGACTTTGTCTGCCAATGTTTCTACTTGGACAATTCAGAACCCGCAAAGTGGTGGAGTCTACATCCTTATTGTTAAGCAAGACGGAATTGGAAATCGGACAGTAGCATTCCCAACTGGAAACTTCAAATTCCCCGGAGGGGCGGCTCCGACGCTTACTACTACCCTAGGCAAATCCGATATTTTAACATTCGTATATCATGGATCCCATCTGCACGGAGTTGCTGTGCAGGACTACGCAGCTTAAGCGATGTCTTGGCCAGTCCTTCCGCAGGGGTTTCTTGGGGGTCGGGGGACTACCACGGCCTATAGCGACAACGACACCTACCAGATCGGTAAGAGTCTTCGGTTTAATTCGGCTGATTCGGCGTATTTGAGCAGGACTCCAAGCAGTGCTGGAGATAGGAAGAAGTTCACTATATCAATGTGGGTTAAGAGAGGAAAAATTGGATCTGAGGCAAATCCTATATTTGCATGGCCTGGTGGCAATACATTATCTTTTGGAATAAATTTTAATACATCAAATCAATTAGAAGTTATTGCAAACATAGAAGGAATAGCCAATCGATACAGGCTACAAACAACCCAAGTATTTAGAGATACATCAGCATGGTATCATTTAGTTTTGGCATCTGATACTTCACAATTAACCGAGTCAGACAGACTTAGCGTATATATAAATGGATCAAAGATAACAAGTTTTGGCATCTCAAATTACCCATCTATTGATTTTGAAAATTCTTGGAACAATACAATACTTCATGGAATTGGTTATAATAACTACTTTGATGGATACCTAGCAGAAATATACAATATAGACGGCCAAGCCTTAACCCCATCGGCCTTTGGCGAAACCGATTCGATTACTGGTCGGTGGAAGGCGAAGGCTTTTACTGGGACATATGGAGTAAATGGGTTTTATCTTCCGTTCTCCAACACAACTACTGGGTCGAATAGCGTTCTTACTAGTGAAGACTTTAGTGTAGCTATGTATCAAAAAGATGGAATTACAGTCACAACAAATGCAACTACTGCTCCAAACGGAGCGCTAACAGCAGACGAATTGGTGGAGACCTCAACTACCTCAAACCACCGATTCTTCTTCAATAACCAAACACATGCGTCGGGCGTTACGTACACCACTTCAGTTTACGTTAAGGCTAATACTAGATCAGTCATAGCTCTGGAAAACTGGAATACAGTAAATGCAACCTACTGTGTTGCTGACCTCTCTAATGGAACAATTACAGCTGGATCTGACGCTTCAGCTAGAATAACGTCAGTTGGGAATGGTTGGTACAGAGTATCAGTATCAAATGTAGGTAATGGCGGAACAACAGGCGGATCCTCTGTATACATAAAGAATAACACGGCCTTAGGTGGCTTTGTTTATTCGGGTAATGGTAGCTCTGTTTACGTATGGGGTATGCAAACCGAGGCTTCTTCGACAGTTGGTCCGTACCTTCCGACAAATGGAACTGCCTTTGGCTCTAGTATGATTTTCTCTGACGCCTCAGTTTCAACGGGTGGCTACAACAACTGGGTAGCAAATAACCTCTCCGTAACTCCCGGAACTGGGAACGACAGCTTAACAGATTCCCCGTCCAACTACGGGGCTATCTCGACGACTCTTGTGGCTGACACATACCAGATCGGAAAGAGTTTGCGGTTTAATTCGGCTGATTCGGCGTATTTAAATCGCACCCTACCCAGCTCTGGAAATCTTACAACTTGGACATGGAGTGGGTGGGTTAAGCCAACGAAAATGTCTGCTCAGGAAGGTTTATTCTATTCAGGAAATGGAGTCAATATTGGCAATAGTATCAATTTCACCCCTTCGAATCAGTTGGAAATGTATTATTATACCAGCGCTTACGTCTGGAGATATGTAACAACGCAAGCATTTCGCGACCCAACATCTTGGTATCATATTGTTGGTGTTTACGATTCTGGTAACGCAACCCAGGCCGATAGGGTTCGTCTGTACGTAAACGGTGTACGTATTACGTCTTTTTCGATTTCAACTGCCGTTTCGACGATAAACCAAGTAGGCTCAGTAAATAACTCTTCTTACACTCATTATTTTGGTTCTGAGGGTGCGGGTAATTTCTTTAACGGCTACCTTGCCGAACTTAACTTTATCGACGGACAAGCCTTAGATCCATCCAGCTTCGGAACTCGGGACATCAACACCTACCTCTGGAAACCCAAGGCTTATACTGGAACATATGGTACGAATGGGTTCTATCTGCCCTTTACGGTGCCAACGGAAACAGCTTTTGCGGCTTATCTTTCTGATGCCTCCACGAATTACAATACTCTTCCTGGGGGTAATCAGGGTGAGAACTTCCGATTCTCAGGTGACTTTACGATAGAGGGGTGGGTCAAATACACGTCACAAACCAGTGGCGATACGAGTCTTTATGTTCAAGAAGTACTTGGGGGAGGTCAGTATTTTGCCTTCAACCTTTCAATGTTTGATGGGGTTTATAATATTTATCTGAATAGCGCTCAACCGACGGCTTCTATCACACACGGAATAAGTGCAAACGAATGGGCTCATGTTGCGATGGTAAGGAGTGGGTCAACAATCTCTCTTTACACGAATGGGGCATTGCGCGGCACTATAAATAATAACTCTTCTATCTTGGGGTACACTAATATGACCGTCAATAATCGTTTTGGTGGCGGTTTATCAGGTGTCGCTAGGTCAATGTCCAACTTTAGGATAACCAAGTCAGCGGTTTATACTTCAAGATTTACCCCACCCACAACAGCTCTTACTAATATCCCAAACACGCTTGTCTTAACCTACCAAAATAGCACGGCAATAGACAACAGCTCGAACAACTTCTCGATGGGTACAGTTGGAGCAGTATCTTTCTCGGTGGACTCGCCCTTTAATATCAACTCTGCTGTTGCTTTAGACAGAAGTGGGGGTGGGAATAGTTGGGTAGCAAACAACCTCTCACTTACGGAGGGCACGGGCAACGACAGCCTAGTCGACTCACCAACCTTCTACCCATCTCTTTCAACTACTCTTACCGACGACACATACCAGATCAGCCGTAGCCTTAGGTTTACCACAGCAGATCTTTCACATTTAAGTAGAACCTTCCCGAATACTGGTAACCGAAAGACCTGGACTTGGAGCGGGTGGGTTAAGCGGAGTGCTCTAAACAGCTATCAGAGAATATTTACTTCTATATCTGGAAACCTACTTAGTATTTTAAGGTTTAACCCCGCAAACCAAATCGAATATTGGGACTATAGTCTTACCACATCGACACCAATAAATAACATTACTACTAGCCAGATCATTCGTGACGTATCGTCGTGGTATCACATTGTCTGTTCAGTAGACACAAATAGCCTAACAGCCGCAAACAGATACAGAGTCTTTGTGAATGGAGTCCAGGTAAATCAGTTTGCCTCCCAGACCACAACACAAAGTTTCGATACAGCATTTAACGCGGCCGTAACGCACTATCTGGGCGACCCCAACGAAACACTTAATGCTTACCTGGCAGAAGTTAACTTCATCGATGGTCAGTCCCTTATCGCAGACAACTTTGGGATCCGGGACACTAAAACCTACGCATGGAAACCTAAAGCCTATGCTGGCACCTACGGAACGAATGGTTTCTACCTTCCGTTCTTAGACGACTCTGGGGCAACAGCCACAACTCTTGGGAAAGACAACTCAACATACAGGATGTTGACTGCACAGCTTAACGGAACCTCGAACGGCATACAAAGAGGGGCAGATCTTACTGGGATTGCTAATGGTAAGAGCGGGATCGTTAGTATGTGGTGCAACTTTACAGCAGGCGCTAGTGGTGATCAGAATCTATGGAGTTCTAGAAATAACCTTTCTATCGGCAATACTCTCAATACCTACAGAGGTATTGACGGGAAGATATGGGTTAGCGCTATGAACTCAGCGGGTACGACGATATTGGCAGCTAGCACGGTAACTAATGTCGTGGCGACTTCTGGGCTTTATCATATTTACATTGCTTGGGATCTAAACGTAAACAATCAGGTAAAGGTCTACGTTAATGGCGTAAACCAAGCTCTTGCAATCACGACCTTCACAAACGCAACAATTCAATACTCAGTACCAAATCACGGATTCGGCGGCTTCTTGTATAACCCATTTATCCCAACTACCCCAGTAATGGTGGGTCAATTATACGTAAACTATTCTACCTATCTGGATCCAGTTACAAACATCAGCAAATTCTACAATGCTGGAAAGCCAGTCAGCCTTGGTGCGTCCGGCGAGATACCTACTGGCTCTCCCCCAATCGTGTATTTAGATGGCAACGCAACCACAATTCTGACAAACCGAGGAACTGGCGGAAACTTTGCAGCCTACGGAACTCTTGCTACTGGGACTACATACGAGGGTGTCGGCTCGCATTATAACAACTGGACTCCAAATAACTTCTCCGTAACAGAGGGCACAGGGGACGATAGTTTGGTTGATTCTCCGACCTACTACGGAACACTCTCCACGACACCATCGGAAGATACATACCAGATCAGCCGTAGCCTTAGGCTAAAGGGCACTAATACTACGTTAAGCCGCGCAGTAACCGTTGAGGGAAACAGGAGGACTTGGACGTGGAGTGCTTGGGTTAAGAGAAGTAAGCTTGGGGTAGCTGGCGATCCCGCGACAGTGCAACAACTATTTAGCAGAAACGATTTGGGAGGTACTTCAAACTACACCTATCTTTACTTTTTAGACGACAATTCAATTCAGTTCTTGGATAGCACCGCTGGTTCAGCCCACACAACATCTTACCTTACAACTAAGACTAAATTTACCGATACCACTAACTGGTACCATATCGTACTTGCGGTAGACACACAGCAGGTAATCGATACACACAGGGTGAAGCTCTACGTTAACGGAACATTGATGACTTCGTTTACCTCTGTTTCGTGGCCGGGCAGAAACAATCAAACGCAAATAGGCACGGTAAACACACACTATATTGGGTCGAATAGGCAAAATTCTCAATTCTTTAGTGGTTACCTCGCAGAAGTTAACCACATTGACGGACTTGCCTTAGGCGCCGATAGTTTTGGGGTAAGGGAGGCTGGGACGTATTTGTGGAAACCCAAGGCCTATACTGGGGCATACGGAACAAATGGTTTTTCTTTAAAGTTCTCCGATTCCTCAACGAAAGCCGCTCTTGGGACTGATTCAAGCGGACTCAACAACACCTATGATGTCGAGGGAAGTGACTTTTCTGTTGCGACTGGAACTCTAAACGCTGCTAATAACGACAGCTTCATCGACGTTCCTACTTACTATGGAACAGACAACGGAGCTGGGGGCGAGGCGAGGGGGAGTTACAGTACTTGGAATCCGCTAGCAACAACCCCAGCAGCCCCGGTTACTTTTTCAAATGGGAATTTGGATGTTTCTTTTGGCTCAAGCCTAACTGGAAGAGCGCAAAGCACACTTGGGGTTTCGTCTGGAAAATGGTATGCAGAAATAACGGTTACAGCAGCATCTGGAATAGACCGAATTATAGGTATTGTTACGCCAACAACAAATGACCAGCCGGGTTACACGGCAGACAGTTACGGTTACTACGGTAACGGTCAAAAAATAACTAACAATACTTTAACTAATTACGGTGCGTCTTACACAACTAATGATGTGATAGGTATAGCACTAGACCTTGATGCTGGAACAATTACTTTTTACAAAAACAATACAAGCCAAGGTCAAGCCTTTAGCGGATTATCTGGAACATACCTAATTTCTGTTTCAGATTCTAGCAATGCTGGGACTTGTTCTTATACAGCCAACTTCGGCCAACGTGCTTTCAGATACGCCGCTCCAACTGGCTTCAAAGCGTTGCGAGATTTCAACAAACCACCCGTCCAAACTGGTGGGGAGTTGAGGGGTGACTACTGCACGCTAGATCCTCTTTCAATAACAAGCGGTACCTTTACGAATGGAAATCTACGGTATGCCGGTCCGGGTGACTGGAGAAGAACAAACAGCACGATGAGCATGTCTGCTGGAAAATGGTATTATGAAGTTACTCTTGCTAATGCTCCATATCCAGGAAGAACTGCCAGTACTACCTACAACGGGTTTGGTTTTAGCCTTTCAAATGTAACAAACTCATCAACAAACCCCGGTTCAGCAACCGACGCCTTGGTGCTTTTTGATAGCGGGTTTTTCAAGAACTTTGCTGGAGCCACCACGGATGGAGGAACTGCTTTTCTAGCGGGGGATGTGCTTTCAGTTTCGGTCGATCTTGATGCGAACACGTTTGTTTTTCGACGAAACAATATACCAATCACAAGTGGAACAATCGGTGGTACACCTGGGAGAAGTCTTACACCTTGTATCCTAAGCTATTCAGATCAGTACGGAGTAATGGACGTAAACTTTGGCCAACGTCCGTGGGCGTTTGGTGCACCGCTTGGCTTTAGTCCACTTAGAGATTACAACAAGCCAGCCATTCAAACTGGTGGGGAACTTCGTGGAGATTACGCTACATGCGACCCAATTAACAAAGGGGCGAATACAGTATTAACCGATGGTAACTTAAGAATTGCCTCCTCGGGGACAGGAGCTGGGTGGCGTTCGAATCAGTCAATTCCTAGGGCATCTGGTAAATGGTATTGGGAAGTAACAATCCAAACAGTTGGGACTGGCGGGACTATTAATCACGTAACAATTGGCGATGTTAATTACGCTTTTAATTTGTCCTCTGGCAATTTTCTTTTTTATCGACAAGACGGATACATCGGGGGAACCCTAGCCACCCCATTTAGCAATGGGAGTGTTATTGGTGTTGCGTTAGACGCAGATGCCTCAACGGTGAGTTGGTACCATAATGGAATCTTACAGTTAACGTCGGGTGCTACTATATATTCCACCGACTGGTTGCCAGGAGGACTAATAAACAGTGTAGGTGGTGTCTCGCACGTCAACTTCGGCCAACGCCAGTACGTTTATCCTCCTCCGTTTGGTTTTCGACCTCTTCGGGACTACAACAAACTTCCGACTCCTACCGGGGGAGAGGTGAGGGGGAATTACGCGACACTTAATCCATTATTTGGAAATACTGGAGGCACTATAACGGATGGGAACCTTAGGTTAACCCATACTGGCGGGGGTAACGGCAAGAATGCTCTAGGCGTATCCTCTGTTGCGGTGTCCTCTGGGAAGTGGTACGGCGAGTTTACAAATACTGCCGCAATAACTTCAGACAGAATTGGAATTATCAGTTCTGCAAACACGTCAATCGTAACCAGCGGAAATCCATATTTCAGCCAATATTCTGACGGGTACTCCGCTTATGTTGGTGGCGGGACATATAAAGAAAACAATAATATCACCACAACCGTAACAAACTTTGGAGGTAGCGCGCCTGTTGCTGGCGACGTTTATATGGTTGCTCTTGATATGGACAACAACAAGGTGTGGTTTGGGAGGAATGGGTCTTGGGCCAACAATGGAAACCCAAATACTGGATTAGGGGAAACGTATTCTATACTTTCTGGGCGATCCTACTACTTTGCTTGCAACACTTATTTGGGGGATCAACTGGTTGCAAACTTCGGCCAACGCCCTTGGGCTTACGATGCCCCATTTGGTTTCAAGCCTCTCTGCACCACGTTACTACCTCAACCGATCATCCAGAAGTCGAGCACGGCGATGGATGTAGTTACTTATACTGGAACAGCAACTGGTAACACGATATCTGGGTTTGGGTTTTCGCCAGATTTAGTGTGGATTAAATCAAGGTCAGGTAACACAAACCATAATATATTTGATACAATACGTGGCGCAACTGCTGGACTTGTGCCGAACTTATTAGCATCTGAATATTCAGATGTTGGGACACTTGCCGTATTTAACACAAATGGTTTTACGCTTGGTGGGGATGGATCCTTAAGGGGAGCTAACCATAATCTTAATACATACGTTGCTTGGGCTTGGGACGCAGGCTCATCGAGCGTAACTAACACATCTGGATCTATAGCCAGCACAGTTAGGGCGAATCCGCAGGCTGGGGTTAGTATTGTCAGTTATACTGGGAACGGAACAACTGGATCAGTTGGCCATAGTCTTGGGCTTAAGCCATCATTCATAATCGTAAAAAATAGGTCTGTAGCCCTAGGAAATAATTGGGGTGTCTACCATTCTTCGCTTACCGCCTCTCAATACATCTATTTAAACTTAACCAATGCCGCAAGCACGTCTGGGGCTTCCACGGCATGGGGAAATAACTCAAGTACTATTGAGCCAACAAGCTCGGTCTTTACTGTTGGCAACTCAACTGCGTGGAATGGTGGCGGGAACTTAATGATTGCCTACTGCTTCGCCGAAGTTGAAGGCTTCAGCAAGTTCGGTTCTTACACTGGCAACGGAAGTCCAGATGGTCCGTTTGTATACTGCGGGTTTAGACCGAGGTGGATTATGTACAAACGTTCTGGTACTGGCACAAGTGGCAACTGGAACATCATCGATGCGGCTCGGGATACGTACAACCCCGAGCAGACCTTATTGCGAGCAAACTTGGATATACTTGATGAATCAAATGCTGTGTATGTACAAGACTTTACTGCCAATGGTTGGAAGATTCGCTCTACCAATGTCGATATTAATGTCAACGATGCAACATACATCTTCGCAGCCTTCGCAGAATCACCATTCAAATACGCCAGAGCAAGATAAGGAGAACACATATATGTGGATAACAACCAACAACCAAATCATTTCCTCCCCAAGAGGAATAACCATCAACGAAACTATGTACCCGCAAACCATATTCCAAGTATGGTCAAAGGAGGAGCTGGCAGCCATAGGTATTAAACCCTATCACCCAGCATACCCCCCGGCTGGCGAGAGGGTAACCTCATCGTCTACAGAGGAACGTGACGGGGAAATCTACGAAGTGCTTACAACTGAGGCTGTGCCACCCGCCCCAGATACTCGCTCCTATTCGGAGAAAAGAGCATCGGAATACCCAAGCTTATCTGAGCTGAACGTGGCTCTATGGGAAAAGGTTGTTGAGGGTCGGTCTGAATCCGCTGATGCTTTGGAAGCAAAGCGCCAGGAGGTCAAAGCCAAGTACCCAAAGCCCGTGGCCACACCTGAACCAGAACCAGAACCTGAGGCCACACCCGAACCTGAGGCCACACCCGAACCTGAGGCCACACCTGAACCAGAAATTGTCGAAACCCCTGAAGCCATTCAGGAATCTTGACAACTCCGTGTCAGGCTTAAACTTGTCTGAGTACATGGCAAACGTAATTTCCGAGTATATTTCACGTTTCATCAACCCTTTCAGAGGGTTGTCCGTGTCGGAAATGGTAAAAGAAGCCCACAGCAATGGTGCTCTTTTTGTGGCTAAAGATGGCGCGTTAGGTCTTAAACCATTTGAGGCCAATACTTGGGAGGTACTTTTCTTTGTGGCCGAATCAAAAGAAACAAGGAAAAAGTTGATTCGAGAAGCTTCTGATAAACTTCACCCAATCTCAATTATCTTTGAGCGTTGGAAACACAACAACCGAAGCCGAACCTATAGCTCAAAGCTATGGGAGAGACTGGCAGCCTAAGCTATGGCCTCTAAACCTAAAAAACCAGAGTTTCAGACACCGCAATACACGGAGCTTACCCTCCCAGAATTGCGCACTGCTCTTTCAAAGTTTATTGGCCAAGAAAAAGACTTTGGGGCAATCCAAGATGTTCTTACGTCTTCTGCCACAAAAAAGGTCGACGCTCTTGAGCAGTTACAACCAGGGTACAAAGCTGGGTTAACTAAAGCTCAGCAAGTATCCGACTCTTACGCCAATGGTTTAATCCCTGCCGACGTTGCTCAAAAGATTTCACAAACCGCAGCGTTCAAGGGATTGTCGATGGGTTCTGGGACTGGCCAGAGAGCTGGGATTGAAGCCAGAGATTTTGGGCTGACCTCTATGGATTTGCAGGGGCGCGGTATTGCAGCTCAACAAGCCTTGAGGAATGAGGCTAACGCTATGATGCCATTGCAAGCGATGAATCTTGCATTCACTCCGCAGGCTATTCGAGCCGAGGACGTTAGCCTAGCTCAGTACAACAATCAGATTAAGAACCGCCAAGCCGACGCAACGACGAGCACATATAACCAGCAGCAATTGTCAAACTACCAATATAACCAGCAATACGGCGGGAGTCCTTGGAGTGCTATTGGTGGAAGCGTACTGGGAGCTGGTCTTGGAGTGCTCGCCGCTCCATTTACTGGTGGAATGTCTATCCCAATGGGGCTGGCGATGGGTTCTCAGATTGGTGGATCTTTCGGTGGTGGCCAAGGATTTGGAATGGGCTCGGCCTTGGCTGGTAGCGGGATTGCTAGTGGAAATATGCTGGCTGTCGCAAGAGGCGCAGACGGAAAAGGGTATCAATTCCCTAACTTCTACGCGCCATGACGCCAGAACAGGGACAGCAGGTTTTCAATAACCTAGTAACGGGTTCGCAGGCTATTGTCTCGAACTACTTGATGGCTCAACGCCAGGATATGGCTCAAAAGGATTTGAGCCTACGAGAAAAGTCTTATGCCGAACAAATTCGGCAAGCTGATCGCAATTACGAGATGGAAAATAAACGTCTCGATATGACTGGCAAATACCAAGATGCACAAATGCAAATGTGGAATCGCCAAGCTGTGGATTGGGAGGCTGACACTAGCACGGCGCCGATAATTGCTGGATTTGCGACTGAATTGGACAATTTGCACGGGGATCCAGACGCAATTGAAAAATGGTCTCCAGATATGAGTGCAATTGAACAAGCTCCAGAAAACATTAGGCCAAGGATGCGAGCCAAGCTTGCTATGGCTGGCCGAGAGCTCCGGGACAAGGCTTTGGCCTCAAGCACCGAATACAAAGACCGAAGTGAGAGGGGTGCTCTATTATTAAAAGGATCGAAGTACCTAACCCCAGACAATGGCTTTACGGAAGAAGCTAGGGGTGTTTCTGAAATGATTGGGAGAAAACTACTACGTCGTGAGCAATTGACGCAAGACGAAGAGATGTTGGCAGCGTCTTTGGCCAGCAAGGTTGAGAAGGAAGTTCAGAAACGTGACCCAGATCTTATCAAAGCTCGGTACAAATACGGAACCGAGCTTACAATTGAAGGTCTCAAGACAGCTACGATTGAGTTCAATGAAGCCAGCAAGAGCTACCGAGAAGCAACAGCCAATCCAGTTATTCCTGCGGCGGTTAAGCAACAACTCAAAGAGGAAAGAGATCGGGCAGCAACGAAACTTCAGATTGCGAAGCAAACTGCTGGTATATCAGACAAGCTACCCAGTGAAACCGAAGAAGAGGAAACTGAGCAAAAACCAAAACAGGAGGAAAAGACAAAGAAATCGGGAGTGGCTCCAGAAAGCCCGCTCAAGAGAGCACTCAAGCCTTACCCAAGTGTCCCAAGCAAGCCATCTTCTTTAAGATCTTTGCCTGGGATGAAGGGAAGTGCTGGTATCAACTCAGTTGAGGCATAATCGTGGCTGACGAGACGCTCGTGCCATGGACGGACTACGAAAACGACCCAGGCTATAAAGATCTTCCAGTCCAAGAAAAGATAGGACTATTTAAAGAGTGGCGTGACGCCACAGTAGATAGGTCAATGGCTCTTGGTCTTGTGACAACTCAAGAAGACGAGAACTATCTTAACGATTATCTTGAAAAAGCGTATGACGGAATTCTTGACACACAAAGCAAAACGGATGTTTTAAAAAACGCCGCGGCTCGCTCACTTTTAAACACAGAACAAGCCGCCCTTGTGGCGTCTATGGCTTCTGGCTTCCTAGACCCGAAGAACGAAGCCTCAGTTAAACTGGCTGAAATCAACAAGCAACTAGAGAGCTATCCGTCCTCAAGCATGGTTCGAAAGATTGGGTCTGACAAAGTAGGTGTGTTGGAGGGGTTAACTAAAAGCCCAATAGCTCTTGCCGAACTTCTTATCGAAAACCTGCCAGCTCAATTTGCAACAGCAGCACTTGCTGATGCCGCTGGTACGGCGGTAGGTGCGGCGGTGGCAGGTCCGGGGGGAGCGGTTGTGGGCGGCACGGCAGGGATGGCGACTGGTGCTGGTGGTCAGTCGTTAATGCTTGAGTACTCAGGCTCCCTCTTAGAACAACTTTCTGAGAGTGGGGTGGATTTGGACGACCCAGCTCAAATTCGAGATGCTTTTGAGAATAAAGAGTTGATGGGGAAAGTTAACGAGAAGGCTCTTAAGAAAGGTGTCCCACCTGGCTTGTTCGACGCGGCTTCGGCAGTTCTAGCAAAAGCACTCGGAGGAAAGTTTGCGGCATCTCTTAAAGTCTCCAAGGGATTTACCCCTACTGTTAAGTTGCTTGCGAAAGAAGCAGTCAAAGATACGACGTTGCAAGCTGGTCTCGGGGTGGCTGGTGAAGCTGGTGGACAGCTTTTGTCTGAGGGCAAGATCACAAGTGCTAACCAAGTTGCATTAGAAGGTATTCTCGAAGTCCCTGGGTCTGCTTACGGCTTTGCCCGTGGGTTTGGTACTGAAGGTTTGAAAGCTGTGGCGGACAAGTTGAGCCAAGACCCAATTGCTGATATGCGGGCAAGAGAACTTGCGGAAAAAATGCAGGCTGATGGGACTATCTCAGAGGTTGAGAACCTCGCAAGGTCTGGGGCTCCTCAGACAGCCGCAGCGGTAGCTCAAGCAAGGGCGACATCTGCAAACCAAGATCTGGATCAGCTCGATCTGGATATGAACAAAGCGGAGGCCGCTAAAGTGTTTGATAGCGAAGAACCAGCAACACCCGCACCGATGGACGCACAGAATAGTCTCGAGGCCGCAAAGGTATGGGGTCGGATCAGATCTCGGCAACCAGTTCGAGGGGAAGATATTGAAAGGTTTGGTTTTGTTTTGCCCAAGCAATGGTTGCTTAATCCCGAAACAGGCGACTATGAATTTAAGGCCGAAAAGAATGAAACAAAAAAACCTTCGGAAATTCCAGTCCAAGAAACAGCAACCACCCAAGCAACAGCTCCAGAAGCAGAAATGCCTCAAGCCCAAGCCGTCGCTCCTATCAAAACCGTTAAGCCCAAGCCTACTCAAAAAGGTGCAGAAGCTATACCTACTTCGTTAGGTGTAAAAGTTTTTCAAGCTCCAGACGGAACTTGGGGCTATCAATTTGATTATCCAAGTTGGCGAACAACAGAAGAAGGTATCGAATCAGTAAATAGATCTTTTAATCAAAATCAAGGAATCGCCACAAAAGAAGAAGCTTTAGCTTTAGCAACTGAAGGTAGAAAAAAAGCGATGGCTGGCACAATAAAAGAAGACGAGAGAGTAGCCACAGCACTAGAAAAACGGGGTGATGTACAAAAAGATGATTTACGGAAGGCTAGAAAATATCGCAAGGCCGCTGAAGAAGGCCGTAAACTATACGAAAAAGAATACCCAGAAGTTACTGCAACGAAGGTTGAAGCTCCCAAAGTTGAAGCACCAAAGGTTGAGGCTCCTAAAGTCAAAGAACCTGCGCTTCCGAAGTGGGAGGAGGTTCAGAAGAATAAGAACCAGATCCGCTTCTTGCGATCTACCTTAAGCAAAATAAACAAGGCACTACCTGAGGGTCAGAAGATCGAGGAAAAGGCTGGGTGGAAACGCGGGGATTACCTCAAAGCTCTCGAGACGCAGTATGGGAAGGTAGCTGGGCTAGAGAAGAATATTGATGCCGTGCCTGGGATGGCCGCGGAGGTAAACCCACTCGAGGCTATGAACTCCGACGAGAAGCGGAGAGCGAAGAAGAAAGCGAACCTTCGGCAAAAGCTCTACTCTGTTCGGGACAGCAAGCTGAACGAAGGCCAGCAGTCGTGGAAGGAGATGGCTTTCTCAAACATCCGTCGGATTGCAAAAGAGGTATCTGAGAGATACACAAACATACCGAACGTTGATGACTACATTTTCGATGACCTTCTCCGAAAGACTGCCAACTACCTTCAAAAGAAGAATACCTTTACCGAAGAAGAGCTGACATCAGAAGCAATTAGCTCAATCCTAGCGAGTTGGGCGGAGGATTCGGCTAAAGACGCAAGGGGAAGTGCCGACATCCAAGCACTTATGCGTAACTCTCCGATCCTAGATCAAACGGAGACCTCTGACAGGCCAGCTCGTACGCAAATGGAGTTGGATGAAGAAGAGCAGGCGGCTGGCGAGACGAAGCAGGCTAGAGCAGAGAGCGGAGCCAACGAACCTAGGGCTTCCAAAATCCTTCGTGAAAACGGCTATAACCCAGCTCGCGAGAAGCTTGGCCCAGACCAGAAACTAATTCTGGATTGGTTGGTTCACAAGCTAAGCGGTGGGCCAACGCCTTCAGGTATTGAGACAAAGAACCTTCAGTCGTATGAGGATTTGGCGAAGTTCCTAAGCGAGCTGAACAAGAAAAAGGTTTCCGCAAAAGCCGTATCCAAGATGGCTAAAGAGGCTCAAACGGCGCTTGCCGCGGAGCTAAATAACTCTGGAATAGGGGTCTCGACCGACCAGATCTCTATGGCTCTAACCCCAGAGGGTGAGAAGGCAAGGGCGAGAGCAAAGGAAAAAGCTGAAGCCAAAGAAAAAGTTAAGAAAGACAAGGCCGAGGCTCAAGAGTTGGCCGATCGAGGGAGGAACGTAACCCAGAATCAATACTTAGCCGAAAAACTTATCGAATTCCCCTTCAGCTCTACACCAGAGCAAAGGAGCAGACTTGCTTCCGAGGTTCTTACCCCTCTTGAAGAGGGTAACTTGGAGGAGGCTTCGGTAGAACAAAGACTTGAGAACATTAAGAAAGGACAACCAAATGAACCAATCGTTAAACAGCCCGAGCCTAGCAAACCTGTTTCCAGACGACGCAAACGCACAGGAGTTCGTGAACAACCTAGCGTTCAGCAACCATCTGGATCAGGCGATACACAATCACGGGGGACACCCGCATCTGTCGGATCTACTGCGAGCGAAAGCGAAACCAACCAGAATTCTGGAAGCCGTACACGACCTGGCCGAAGACAACCCGGAGTGGGCAAAGAACAGCCAGCAACTGCGGGAAATGTTCCCAGCCTCAAAGTCGACGCAGGCTTCGAAAACTTAGACATATCGAAAGCCGCGCGGGCAGCGTTAAACGATTTGTTTAACACCCTTAGGGCAATCCGATTCCCTGGGGAACTAAAGGTCGGGCAAACAGATAACCCAGTCTACGTTCTTAAGAGTGATAGGCAGGGGCTTTCTATATACGTAAGCCCAGAGGCTTTGCTTGCCCAGAAACGTCAGCTCATCCGCAAATTCGGCAAGGAGGAGGGAGCTAAGAGATGGGTGAACTGGCAACTGATGGCTGTTGCGACGCACGAGACAGTTCACAACGTCCATCTTAAACAGCTTGAGAAAGAAGCGGGTCAGCTTGGCCTTACTTTCGACCAGCACCTTAAGAACGAGGCCAAGCGAGTAGCTCGTCTGCTCAACAAGAATCGCAGGCTCAAGAAGCTAGTGGCTCGGCTTTACAACAACGATGAGGGCAAGTTTGCAAACGACGAACAGCAATACTTTGAATTCATTCGGATGATGGTCGAGAACGAAACTGTTGGGAGCGTCACCGAGGACAACACAATAACGACCGAAGAGCTTGCGGCCTTTATGGACGACATTGAGAGGAAATCTCTAAGCGACTTTATTGATTCAATCATTCAGGCGATCACCAACATCGCGGCTCGCCTAGTAGGTGTAAGGGACAACGATGCCCGGTACCTTATTAACACGACCCGCCTACTTAGGCAGAAGTCCTTAAATATTTTACGCCCGCCGATGCAAGAGAAAGCAGGTAACGCCTACGTCGAGCCTAAGAAAACGGAGTCAAAGTTTGAGAAGCCTCCCGTGACTCCCGAGGTTGAGAACAGCGGATTATTTACGGCTAGGAAAGAATTTCTCCAAGAGTACGCCAAAGAACTTGGGATCAAGGTACCGACGGCAAAGATTACTGGCGTAAGGTTCAACCCGAAGACAAGAAAGAGCGAAGAGTTTAAGACATACGTACCCACCTGGAACAAAGCTCAATACGTCGAAGCCATTCAAGCAAAACTCAAGGAGCTAGGGCAGAAAGCTAAAGCAGCTCGAAGTGAGGTTATCGGTGCGGCAATCCCGACCGATCGCCCTTACTGGATGAAGAACGATGGAGAAGTTCTTGAAGTTCCAGAAGAGGCTTTGATTGATTTAAACGCTATCGGCACACACGCCGAGACAGCCATCGAATGGCTCAACGAAAACCAACCAGAAGATCCTTTCTTATTGGAGTGGAGGCTTGTCGATACCTACAGCAAGAAGGAACAGCAAGAGAAGCCAGTCGAGGAGATGTTGAAACGTGGTTGGCTTCGGGTGGTGGGTGACGGGTTCAATCTGTATTTCGAGGGTAGCCCAAGCAAAACTCAACTAGACAAACTTCTTGAAGCCGCGATTGAAGACGAAGTTAAGCTTATTCAGGATCTTACTTCGATCAGCGGTAGGCCTCGGAGCAAGGTCGTATACGCGCCACCGCAGTCTGACGTTATCGGAGCTCCTGCTATGCCGAGGAGGGGCTTCCTTTCAAACCAACGTAACGGAAGCCAGAAGAAGATGAATCTCCCAGACAGCATTGACGAGCTGGCCTTTGAGCGAGAAGTTCCTGGCGGATCCCACCCAGTTGCGATTTACCAAGATGTCGACGGCAATCGGTTTATCGTCAAGACCGACCAAAGCCGGGAGCAGTTTGAGAACGAGGTCGCAGCGGAAAATGTATATCGCGTCCTCAACTATCCAGTTGCCGACTCCAAACTTATCGAGGTGGACGGGAAGCCAGCCAAAATTGCGGCATACCTTGCCGACGGCCAGAGCTTGAAGGAGTTTCGACAGACACATCAGAACAAGCCCGAGCTTATCAAAAAGATCTATGACCAGATTGCTGATGGGCTCTTGATCGACGCTTTCTTATTTAACTACGATTCAGTCGGCGTGACCAAGCAGGACAATGTGCTTATTCAGATGGCTGAAACGCCGAACGAGGATGGTGACGATACCGATATGATCTACACGACTTATCGGGTGGACAGCGGTGGCACGTTTGACACCAAGGCGTTTGAGGAAGAGCCAAGAAACGAGCCTTTCTACTACGATTCTATCAAGGTGTTTAAACAAAACTACCCGTACCTTAATTTAACTACCGACGACTTGATCGCCCAGCTTTCCGATCTTGTACTCAACGCAGACGCTATCATAAACGCAGTACCCCAGCGTCTCCAGCAGTACATGGGGAATCGTCTCCAATATATGGCTGATCAGCTTTCGGCTGTTGATATCATCACTCCAGTAACCGGGGTTACGGAGAAGCAAACGGAAGAGTTCTTTGAGAAACTGCGTGGCCAAATGGATGCGGTCGAGGTAACTCGAAATAACAAGGGTAACCTAATCAACAAGGCTACGGGTAAGGAAAGTATGGTTTCGGGTATGGGGTCGAAGGTTGTTCCGAAGTCCGAGTTCAGATATCGCCTCGAAAGAACCCCGCTGTTTAAGGCTTGGTTTGGCGATTGGGAGAACGCCCCGCAAAGCCGAGCCACCAGCAAGATCTTGGATGAGTCAGGCGAGCCAGCCTTGATGTACCACGGCACTGGCTCGTATCTCCAAAGGTATAGCGACCTCTACAAAGACGAACTCACCAACGCCATAAAGACTCCATCTTACCTCAGAAGGTTAGCAATGAATCGGTTCAAGGGTATTTGGACATCCACGATGAGGGAGTGGGCAGAACGATGGGCGACTAAGAATAATCCAGAGGGTCACTTCGAAGGCCAAGTGGTCATCCCTATGTACGTCAAATCGACCAAGCCTTTTGACCCAAGATCGCCAGAGAATATCGATCGGCTCCTTGAGGTGGTTAAAGGCCAAGGTTACACACCAGACCCAGAAGTTGAATTTGCTTTCCGATCTGGCCTGCACGATTGGCAAATTTTCGAAGGGAAGTTGGATTATCGGAAAGAAGACGGATCGCTGACTGGCCCAAGAAATATGCCAGATGTTGATGAGTTGAGGAAACAAGGGGTAAGCGAGGAAACGATCAAAAAGATGTGGGGCAAGACCTACGGATACCCAAGCCTCAAAAACATTATTGATCTTGGGTACGATGGCGTGTGGTTGAAAGAGGGCAGAGATGCAGAGGCAAGCCTAGCAATTGATGCCGCCCGAAGGCTGATGGCCGATCAGACAGACGCCAAGTTAAAAGCCGACTACGAACAAGCTTTGGCTAAGTACAACGAAAACTCTGCCTGGAACTTCTTGGCCTTCCGCCGGGATGGTGTGAAAAACGCAATGAACTCGGGTCGATTCAGCTCAATCCCAGAGCCTGCGGAAATGAAGAAGAGCCAACTAGCTCAGAAGCTGGAAGCCCTGATCACCAAAGACGGAGCCACGGGCAGAAACGTTCTTCGCTACAAGGGGCAGACGATGTATTCGACCAACTCAGCCGCAGCTCTGGCTAGCTACGCGGTCGCTTCTGATTCGGCTCTAAACCGCCACAACATTGCAAAGATTAAGTTTAAGGGTCAGCCCAATACTTTCATTTTCCAGCGGAGAACAGCTCCTTCCGCAACATCCGATCGAGCCTACCCAGTTAACGACATCCTCGGTGCGGCTGAAGTTCGGCCTAGGAGGTTTGGGGTAAAGCTTGAGAAGTATGTTTCAAAAGACGTTATGGGTCTTCTCAAGAAGAAGAACTACGAAACCCTCCCAGATTCAGTCACGCTCGAAGAGGCAAAGACGTACTTTGACAAGCACGGCCTAGAGAAAAGTGCCTTGGCAAGCTTGATGGATGATGAGGGCGAACCGATCCAAGCGGGGGCACAAGAGGCCTTGGGTATGCTGGTAATCAAAGGGTACAGAGAAGAAGCCAAGACAAGGCCAGAGGCCGCAGCGGAGATGGCGGCGTTCCTCGATCAGTTCTTAGAGAAGAGCACGAATACCGCTCGTGCCTTGCGGGCGTACCAGTTCATTTCGCTTCTTGGACCCGAAGGTATGGAGGCTCTTTACTACAAGAAGGCTCGTAAGCGCGACGCATTAATGAGGGAGAGCTTCAAAGAATTTATTAAGAAGGCTCAAGACAAACTCAACCCGCTTGCCCAAGACGCATTAGAGAAGGTCTTGAAGGATTTGGAGCAGGTTATTAATAAGGCCACAAATCTCTCCAAGTCCAATAACAGGAAGATTGCCGCCAAGACAACTATGACGTTGTGGCAACAATTCTCCGACAGCGTTGCCAAACGTATGACGGATAGTGTCGCCGAACGTCTTGCGGAGTTGGAGCCACAGGAGGGCGAAGGAGTCGTCGAGGGAGAAGGTGGTGCTGCAACGGTGGCGGGTAGCCCCAACAAGCCTAAGACGATCAATCAGGAGGCTACCGCGGCTCTTCGCCGGATTAAGGGGATGATCGACAATCTTTCCAAGGAACAGGGGAAAGCAATTAAAGATGTCGAAGTCGAAGGCAACCCAGAGAACGAGAACGCATCCAATGAGCAGATCGAAGATCTCATTAAACTAAAACAGAAAGCAAAGACGATCTCTAGAATGTCCGACCTACTGGCTCTCTGGCCGAAAGCCTTACAAGCTTGGTCGCAAATTAAAGACTCTGTTCGAGAAGAGGTTGCGGCAAACCCCAAGCTTGCCCCGATATTCAACGACTATTTGAAGACAGCCTTAGACCAGCCGTTCACGCTTCCCCAAATCAAAACCCTTCTTAAGGCCTCGGATATCGACCTCAAGACTCTGATACGCGAACACTTTAGGAAGAATACGATGCAGAAACAGGCATCGGACCTAGCTAAACTCTTTATTGAACAAGCTAATTTGGGTGAGGTATTTAACAAGACAACCGAGGCCGATCTGCTCCAAGCTCAAGGTGCTAATACCGAATCGACATCAGAAGTAGGTGTCACTCCGACTATTGCTGAGAAGCTTGAGACGGCAATTGCAAAGAGGATTGAGGAGCTCGTAAGAACAGAAGCAAACAAAGCACTTACCAACCTGATCAAGAGCCAAGCCGATAAGCGACTTGAGCCTAGCCTAAAAAGATTTCTAGACCGCCTTGTTAAAGCCACGTCGTTGGGGCTGATGGATAAAGATAATATAAATCTTTGGTCTCAATTTGCGGAACAAGAAGGTCTTACCGATCCCAAACTTGCTGAAGAAGTATACAACCTTGCCGAGGAAGCAGAGACCAAGCCAGAAGGTTACCAAAGAAACGTTTATTACCAAAAAGCAATGCGAGCGATCTACGAAAAGACGGAAATGAACAAGTGGGATTTCACGCTAACCTGGTGGTATTCGTCTATCTTGTCGGGATACGACACCCAGCTTGCCAACTTGTACGGCAATGCCTCGACGGCTTTCTGCGTCCTAATGCCAGAGCTTATCCATTCTTCTCTAACTGGAAACGCGGGGGCAGAGAAGAGATCCGCACTTCTTCGTGGAATCCAAGTCGGATGGGCAGATTTCCTCAACATTATGGGGACGGGTACTTCTTGGACTAAACAAGTTCAACTAAGCATAAGCAGTTTAAAGGCAACCGATACTGGGGAAGTGCTAAGAGAGCGGGCAAAAGGATTGCCCCAAAAACTAGGAACTTACTCGACAACCGTTTCAAGGTTTATGTCGGCTGTGGACTCCTTGTTTTACAATATGAACAAGGAGTATTATCTCTACAAATACGCCTACAACAAGGCACTAGAGCTTGGGTTAAGCCCCAAAGACGCTTCTGCCCAGGCCTTAGCTTCCGCTCTCCGTGACAGCAACTCGATGAAGAGCGCCCAGAGTGACGCCATATTGGAAGGATTAAAGCCGGGAACAAAAGAATTTAAGCTGAGAACCTTTGAGATCCTTGATCAACAGCTTGGGCAAAACAAGACCGAGTCTGGCGAAAGCCGTAACGTCGACACGCAAGAGTTACTTAACGAATCTGTCTTGTCGGCTTTGACCAATACTTTCCAACAAGAACCAAAAGGCTTCTTGGGTAACGTAATTCACTCTTTGAATGTTTTGGCCGCCAAACAACCAGAAACACGATTTGTAATTCCTTTTACAAGAATCGTTGGAAATGTTTGGAATATGTCCCTTGATATGGGCGTAGTCCCAGGCTTGATCAGATACTACGGACTCCCAACAGAGAAGCTCATTGGGCGTAGGCTTGGTAAATGGGATGATGTCAAAGGCGCTGAGCGTGAAATGATTAGGGGAAGGGCATTGGCTGGTTTGCTGTTCTTGACCCTAGCGGCTGGCCTTCAAGCTTTCGGGTACGACAAGGATTATGAAAAAGCCTGGTGGAGGATTAACGGATCTGGGCCAGATGATCCGGCCGCTAAGCTGGCCTTATCTAAGACTGGTTGGAAACCTTGGAGCATTAAGGTTGGAAACGCTTACATCAGCTACTTGCCTACTCCTTTGGCGATCCCGCTTGCTTTCTTGGGTGAAATTACAGACAACCACCATTACAAGAAAACAGGGGCAAAGGCTTTGTTTAACACGGCATCAGCAGTAAGTATGAGAGCCATCCTTGTTCCCTTCGATATGTTGTTCCTTTCAGGTTTGTCCGACTTATTCAAGAGCACAGACAGCTCGCAACCAGAGCAGGCAAAGGCAAGAGCTCTAGCATTTGCTGGGCGTCTTGGGAGTTCCTTGCTTATTCCAAATATTATTCGGGATATCGACCAGAAGATCATACCCAAGATCCTTAACGTGTTTGGGGTCGAAACGGATATGGATAAGAGGACAGCAAGAAATGGGCTAATGAATGGCATCTTTATTGCGAATACCCCAGTCCTCCGGGAGCTTTATGGGAAACCTGATGTAGATATGCTCGGTAACAAAATTCCGATTACTTCCCGTATCGCAACAGCTAGGAAGCCAGATCCGCTTGTAGACACATTGGCTTCGAAGAACGCTTTCCCTAACCCCCCGAGGAGAGAGCTTTTGTTAGGTATGATCCCTATGGAAGAGGATCAATACTACCAATACAAAGTGGATCGGGGAACAATGTTGAACCAAATATTGAATACGCCCGAGATGGTTCAGCAACTAAAGGAATCTTCTTCGTTTGTTGCTCAAGAGATTGTTAAGAAAGTGACCTCTTCGGCTACTGAATACGCCAAGAATATGGCGGTCAAACGAATGGTTGATTCAAACGACGAGAGAATACAAAAACTTCAGAGTTTGGGCGAGTGGATTCAAAACCAAGAAGAATAATCCTTTGGTGAGAAGCCAAGGCAAGAAACCAAGAAACAACCCAAACAAAAGAATGCAAGCCCCCGATACAAGATGAGCAAAGATACGTACTAATACATCATACGAATAATACAAACATCCGTAGACAATTCCGACCTCTTGACGATTTACCTTCATATAATATCCTCCTTTAATAACGAAACATAATAGGAAATCAATACACAAAACATATGGGCTTAGGCACGCAATCTCCTGGTGATCAGAAACTTCAGAATCTCTTTGGTAAGGGAGTTTTATCTGGCAAGACGGGACTCATTGTCCAAGCCGCTTCTACGGCTGGGATAAGCCCCGAACTTTTTGCGGCTGTCATTGCCCATGAAACTGGTCGAGGGACAAGCAACGCTATTCAAAACTACAACAACCCCGCTGGGATTATGGATCCCAAAAGTAAATGGACTAAACTTAAGAAGTTTGATTCGTTGGGTGAGGGGTTGCTTTATTCGGCTAAGAACCTTAAGCGAAGGCTCGATCAGGTTGGTGGCGATGTGGATAAACTAGCTGATGTCTATGCCCCGAAAGGCGCGGCCAACGACCCAACAGGTTTGAACAACAACTGGTTGTCGGGGGTCAACAAATTCTACAGTGAACTTGCAACCAAAGAAACGCCTTCGGCCAATGTCGAGCAAGGTAGTAAGCCAGAACTAGCATCAACAGCCGCAAAATAATAACTGGCGTTAGAACCGCCAGAAGAAAAACTAGTCGTGCCATTTGATGGTTAGCTCAATGCCATCACCATTAAAATCTGGATCTGCCCATAGTTCGAAAGATTGATGCTTTTTGCATAAATCAGTAAACTCTGACAAAGCCTTACGACTCACCTGGAACGACCCGTTGCCATCAAGAACAGCGGCACCAATGAAAAACTTTAAAAGCTTTGTCCCGGCGTCACTTGCCCCGTTGAGAAGGACAAGATTAACTTCTTCTTCCTCTTCGCCTTCGTCGTCCTCTCTAGGGCTAACTTCATCTATATCGTCGTATTCGTCCACCAAACAAGGTTGAGTCTACAACAAAGTGTGTCAAGATACCCAAGTGAGATTAAAAGATAAAACAATAACACCGCCAACTGGATTCTTCTATAAAGACCACGATACCAAGGCAATTATTACTGCTGTCACATTTGATGAGTTGTTAGCGAATGTAAATCGCCACCGCCACCTAAACGGACTTGTCTTGAACGGAAACCAAGAGCAGATGATACACGATCAGATCTGCGACAAAATTGATAAGAGCTTGTGCGAAAGCGTTGGGTTGGGGGACATAGTTCATACCTTTGCCCAACCTATTGCAAAAGCTATCGACCAAGTCGTTGGCACAAACATCCAAGGTTGCGGAGCTTGTGCCAAGCGACGGGCGATGCTCAATAGCTAGGGAGTTAGGTCAATTACTGGCGTCAAAATAAATGGCGCCAGAAGTTCTCGCTCGGTTATCAGATACGGACTTTCAAGAACTAGGGTAGATGGTCTTAAGCCAGTGCCATAATCGTTAGTTGCACTACCCAAGAACTCTGGGCTTCCGTTTGGCCCATAGTCATTGGTGAATGAGTTGATAAACTCTGGCGCTCCCCAAGGTCCGTAGTCATTAGCTGTTGAATATAGCAGATCTGGATTGGCAGAGATCAAAACTTCCTGAGCCACCAGCGGGCTGGCAAGAGACGCTATCATCAAAAAAATCTTTACCATTGGTTCTCCTTTCCTTCATTGAAGATATCCTCCCAAGATATAGGTAGGGTCTTTTCTTTGGTCGGCCACTCTCGATCGATCTCGAGTTGTAACCAATCCATACAGACTCCAGCAGATTCCACGGCACACTCCTTGTGGCCGTGTTCGCAAACGTGGGTGGCAGGTTCATCCGCTCCCCACATCCAGTAACCTAGTTTGTCTTCTTTAGTCTTTAGTTCTTCTTTCAAGTTATCCTTTTGTTAACGGGTCTTGTCCAAACGCAACAACCATATCGTACCAGAATTGGCAGTAAGCGTTGAGCTTATGCTTCTGGTGTTTGGACTCGCCAATCATTCCCTTAAAGCTGGTGTAATCCACGGAGTTGCCAAGCCTTGCCAACACCTTGGGCAAGTCATTCGGGTGGATGAAGATGCGGTAAGTATAATCCACATCTTCACGCATTGAGATCTCGGGGGTGATCTTAAGGGACAAGCCCCGGATCTCATTGATCAGTCTCTTCATATCATCTTCGCTTCGTCCCCGAACATGAATCACGGATTCATACTCTGGGAACTGATAAGCTTTCTTGTTCGACATCGAATAGAAACCGAACTTGGTTGCTATCCACATATTGAGGCCTCCTTAATTTTGTTGCCGATCCATTCCATGCAGGGAACTGCCATCGAATTCCCTAACGCTTTGTAGCGTGGACCATCGGGGCATTGATCGGCTGGCTTACCCCTCCAAGGAATTAGTGTATGCTCATCTGGAAATCCTTGCAAACGCTCGCACTCTTTGGGGGTGAGGCGACGGACTGCCATTCTGTCTGCTGGGTTAATCACACCTCCTGTATGATTAATGTCAGAGGCAGAGGATGAAAGTGTCTGCGAAGTATGATTGACTGTCTTGTTGTAACAGTCGACCGCAACAGCCACTTGGTTATCCCCCATATCCTTCCGTAAGGTAGGGGACATCTCCTTCACGAATCTACTTTCGTTACCCTCTCTGGATGCAATCCCAGGTTCAAAGGCAATTGCCTCTTGGACAAGTGGGACATTCCCACCGCCTGTTCCGTACCTTGAAACACAAGACGGGGCAACTTCGAGGGGTCCAGTAACTCGAGAGTCATTGGGGTGATTCTCATATAGGACTGCATGCTTGTCGCCCTTGGTCAGGGTGGGGCAGGGGTCACCCGGCTTACCAATACCTAGCCCGTTACCCTTGCCGTCTTGCTTGTCACCACGCTTGCCAGCATTTCGGGTGGCTTGGTCGTGGATAGGGATAGCAACGGCGTGGGGTCCTCGGGCTACCAGAGGATCCATTGTTTCGCATTGCTCAATGTGCGGTTTGTACTGAGCGTTCTCGCCTTGGTTAAAGGCAGCACGATCAATCACAATAGGAGACCCAACTAAACCAGATCCCCCTTGGGAAAATAGTTCTTGGTTGGAGTAACCGATTGTTCTTCCTGAGCTAGATCCACCCGATTGCATTATTGTTGGATGAACTCCTGAGCCATCCCAATGAGACTTCTTTGTGGCAACCAAGTCGGTGGCATCCTTGTAATCCCTAGCCTTCATCGTGGATGCCGAGCCGTCATCGGAGTATTCCCCAAAGGCTTGCATCCTAAACGCAGTAGCTTGTTGAACAGCCGTGATCTCGCTTATTGCTTCTGAGCTACATCCTCCTCGACTCCCTTTGCATTGGGTGATTGTCGGGCTAACAATACTTGGAAGTATGTGCCCAGCTCTAACAGTCTGGTTGGTTAACTTTCCGCCTCCACACTCTGTGTCAATGGCTCCGACACAACCCGTGTCAACGCTTCCTTCAGCATCGGGGGCAAGTCCTTTCCTCGCTTCTCGGCTCGGCGCAGTATCCCTGCGCAAGCCTTCCCACTCAAATAGAACCTTGGCTGGATCTCCTTGGTCTCGAGGACATGCGACAAGGAAACAACGCTTGCGTCGTTGGGCCACACCGAAATATTGGGCGTCAAGGCATCGCCAAGCGATTGACCTTTTGGGACCATACACACAACCTGCGTCTGCCCATTTTTCCCCTGGCGGTTTGAGCTCACCATCTTCCCCGGCAAGTGCTCCCAGAAAGCAACCGAACCCGTTGTCCCTTGAGGAAAGGACACCGGGCACGTTCTCCCAGAGGATCCACTTTGGGTTGAAGTGATCTGCGATGTTGACGAAGGTGAGTGAGAGACCGCCTCTTGGGTCGGCCAATCCTTTCCTGAGTCCCGCGACGCTAAACGCTTGACACGGTGTTCCTCCGACCAAAACGTCAATTGCTTCTTTGAATTTCCATGATTCATATTTAGTCATATCTCCTAGGTTGGGAACCTCTGGCCAGTGGTGATTCAGCACCGCTGACGGGAATGGTTCGATTTCTGAAAAGGCGACGGGCTTCCACCCAAGTTTCTCCCAGGCAACGGAGGCCGCCTCAATGCCTGAACAAACAGACAAGTATCTCATTTGGTTACTGCCTTTCTTGAGTAGCCCGTAAAGCCACTCTTCTTTCGTAGTAAGCTCCTAGCCTTGGATGCTTCCGACCCAGCGGGCTGTGTCCCGTGGATCAAGAGAGCAAACGATTTCTCGTTGGGTCCGTAGGCAAGGCTGTCATCGTGATCGATCTCAAGGCCGCGGATGTTTGCGGCTTCTTCGCTGAAGGCCACATATGCAGTCTTGAGGTTGTGCTTAATGGCTAGGTCATCGTGAGTACCGCCAAGGCTAGCAGTCAGCCGAATGTTTGACGGAAGTTTGTCAAGACGAGCCAACCAAAAAGGAATCGATTTGGTGTAGGCGTAAAACAAAACGTGCGGGTTTCTGTTGGCAACCTCAAGCCAAGCATCGAAGTAGGCTAGGCTAAAGAAGTCTCCACCTTCGTGAATTCGAACAAGCTTGGCTTTCTTAGGCAGTGCCGAGGAAAGCAAGTCAGCCATCTCGAGGGTAGTCTTGTGATGTAGCGATGTGAGATTAGCCCACCGCAGTTTCCTTGCGTCCTTCCGAAGGCTCTCGGTGCTGGCCGAGAAACAACGAACCTGTGTGTGTGGTCCATCAGTAATCTTGCCAGTAACGGGGTGAGCTCTCGACAAACACTCCTTTGCGCAAGGGCAGGTATACCCAGCTGGAGTGTTGAAGATCCATATACCTCGTAGCTTGGCATTCCCTTTAACGAATCTTGGACTCATAAAGAGGGAACGGGCTGAACACGAAACGTTGGGAAGGTTGCTTCTGTGTAGCACCCATCCACGAGGGTGGCGGGTTCTTTGACACCGACGGCTGAGAGAACTTCGATTAGTTTGTAAACGTCTAATGTCCTCTTCATCCCATCGGATGCCTTAACGATCCACGAGTTACCCTCGAAGAAGCGGTTGCCCGTCTCCTGGTAGGTAAGCTTGAGGAGGGGGAGTACTGCTTCCCGTACTTTCTCTGCTTGGTTTCTCTTGGCGGTTGCTTCGCCAAACGTGTCGATCTGTTCCGTGGTTAACGGAATTATAGATTTCATTGTAGTGTCCTTTCTTTGGTTAAGCGGCAAGGCGTAAGCGATGAGGCTTCTGCCTCATATGTCTCTTACGACCTAGGAATAATTGAATATCCCTTGGCTGTTCCTTGCTCTTGGGTGTCTTGCAAACGGATGCGGTGAAGTTTTTAGCCTTGGCGTGTCGAACGGTGTGGGTGTTGACGCCCCACTTCCTTGCAATTTCGGAGATGGGTTTGCCAGCCTTGTACATTTCCTCCCACTCTTTCCATCGTTTCGATACGCTTGCCACATCCCGGTAGTACGTCTCCGAACCCTTGACGTTGACAAAGGTTGTATGAGATGTCCGTACCTTGAGATGCTCAGCAAGTTCCTTGGCTAGATCCTCAGTAACCTTGCGGTAGCTGGCCAAGTCTTGTTCGGTTTTAAGAACAAGGTTGGTGAGGGTGGATAAAGTACCTCGGAGCTGGTCGATCTCGTTCTTGAGGATCGGTACTTCCGATTGCTCTACTAGTTTCTTTAGTGTTTCTTTCATATTTCTCCTTTAATAGTTGTCAACCTTGCGAAGCTTTCTGCAAACACTTCTCAGGTCATTTGCAATTTCACGCCAGGTTGTTGCATCTCTTTTCCATTTCTTTATCTGGTCACTAGCACCAGAACTTCTTTCCAAACCTTGTGCAGATGCGTCACAAAGTTTCGCCAAGTAATTTACATCGCTTCCAAGTCTTCTCATTTGGTTTTACCTTTGAGGAACAATTGCTCGACAAGGTGTATCTTCCCTTGCCAGTACCCAACGTCGTAGCTCATTGAACAACTGGATACCCTTGTCCCTTCGGAGAACTCGAGAACATCTTCTGCTTTCTTAAGCTTTTCCTTAAAGGTCTTGTATATTTCACCCACTTCTTTCTTTGTCATTTATGCTTCCTCCATTGCTTGCTTTAATTGTTTTTCGTTATCGGCGACTAAGTAGTAGGTCTCTTGGTTTTCACCAAGACTCATAGTGGTATGCACAGTCAGCGGTAAATAAGCATTTTCTCCGTTCGATGTGCGACCGATAATTAATATGTGTTTATGTTTCATGACTTCTCCGTGGCTATCTCTTCAGCCTTCTCTTGTGTCTTCTCGAACAAGGCTTCCTGTGCTGCTTCGATAAGGGCGGGTGATGGGTCGGTGAGGGGAGTGTCCGATCCAGCGGGGTAGA